CAGGTTTAATAACAATCGGATTAGCTCCGTTACAAATTGCTTTTTGGGGAGTTATCGCAGCGGCTGAAGGAGTTAAGTTAGCTTACGAGAATATGTTTGGAGATGATGAATCTATTGCTAAGGCACAATCTGACCTAGACGCTACTAACGAAAGACTAAAGCAAATAGCTATTGATGTAAATCAAGCAGGTAGCGACATTGCGAATAACATAGGTGAGGCTATTACAGAAGTAGTTTCTATATCAACAATCGCAGGAGAGAACTTATCTAAGGTTTCTTTAGAGACTGCAAAAGCACAGGCAGAAGCAAATCAGAACGCAATACAAGGAGCTGCATTAGCTGAGGCTCAATCTGCTAGGCTTGTGGCACAGTACGAGCGTGAGGCTGAATTACAAAGACAAATAAGAGACGACATCTCTTTATCAGTTACAGAGCGTCAAGAGGCTAATGATAAATTAGCGGTTATATTAGATGAACAAGAGAAAGCATTACTAGCACAGGCTGACGCTATAATAGCAGGAGCGAAAGCAGAACTACAAAAGAATGATTCGATTGAAAATCAAGCTGCATTAATATCAGCAGTTGCAAATCAAGAACAAGTATTAGCTGACATCGCAGGAAAGAGATCTGAGCAGTTAGTTAATCAAGTTGCTTTGAAAAAAGAAGAGTTAGATTTAACTGTTGCAGTTACTGACGCTGAAAAACAAAGACAGATTGATCAAAAGAACTTTGAGGCTTCACAGGAAACTGATCCATATGCAAAGCTAGAAGCTCAACGATTAGCTTTAGAAGCAGAAAGACTTATAATAGCAGAAGACTTAGAAGCTAAGAGATTACTATATGCTGAAGGTACTGCTGAGAGAGTGGCTGCTGAAGAAGAGTATAAGAATCAAAAGCAATTAATTGATAATGATATAACTGCAAACAACAACGCAGCACTAGACCAACGAGAGAAGGATGAGGAGATGTTTCAGAAGTCTATAGAACAGTTGCAAATGGTATCCGTGGACGCAGTAGGTTCAGCGTTTGGTATACTAGGACAATTTGCAGAAGACAATAAAGCATTGCAAGTAGCATCTATATTAGGAGAAGCAGGAGCTCAAGCAGCTAAAATAATAATGAGTACAAACGTAGCTAACCTAGGAGCATTAGCAACACCGCAAGCGATTGCAACTAGTGGAGCTTCAGCAGTTCCTGTAATAGCCGCTAATAATGTATCGATGGGAATAGGATTAGCTAATACTGCTGCTGCTGCAATTCAGGGAGTTACTGCTTTAGGAGGTAGTGGATCACCTGATACGTCAGGAGAAAGCACAGAAGGATCGGCCGAAGCACCATCTTTTAACTTAGTAGAAGGTTCAGAAGGTAATCAAATACAGAACTCTATACAAAGTGCAGTAGATGTGCCTGTGAGAGCGTTTGTAGTAGCTCAAGACGTGACATCTCAGCAGTCTTTAGATAGACAGATTGAGCAGAACGCAGGAGTTTAGTGACAAAGAGTCATGACAAAATAACAATCGTGACAATAAGTCGCAAAAATCGTTAATATATATATGAAAACATTCGAAGGTAAGTTTAATAAAAATTCAAAAGGAGTATTCGCTATCAGTTTAGTTAGCGAGCCTGCAACAGAAGAGACTTTTATCGCAATGAGTAAGGACGAAGTGTCTGTTAAATTAGCTAAGGTTAATGAAGAGCAACGTATCCTTATGGGATTAGTACTACAACCTAATCAAATGATCTATCGTAATGATGGAGAGAACGAATATCAAATGTTTTTTAGTGCTGATACTATAAAAGAGTATTCGCATAACTTCTTCAAATCAGGTTTCCAATTAAATTCAAAGCTAGAACATGACAAAGCAATCGAAGGAGTTTCTTTTGTTGAATCATGGTTAGTAGCTGATCCTAAGATAGATAAGTCTGCAACATTTGGCATGGAGTATCCTATCGGCTCATGGATGGTTACGATGAAAGTTGATAACGATGAGATCTGGAATGACTATATCAAAACAGGAGAGCTTCAGGGTTTCTCTATTGATGGTATGGTAGAACTTGAAGAAGTAAAAGAAGAGTTTAATTTAAAATCTGAAATAAATATGAATGAGAACAAAAGTATCTTAACGAAACTTAAAGAACTTGTTTTATCTGTTGAGACAGTTGAGACAGTTGTTGAAGAAGTAGTTGAGGTAAAAATGGGTAGTGCTAAATCGGGTGATTTGGATATTCAATTTGAGGGAGAGACGTTAGAAGTTGGTTCAGCGGTTTCCTTATTGAATGAAGAAGAAGTTGTAGCTTTAGCAGATGGAGAGTATACTATGGATGACAGTAACGATGTTATTGTTGTTAAAGATGGTGTAGTTGAATCTATAAATCCTACAGAAGAAGAAGCTCCTGTTGAAGAGGCTCCTACTGAAGAAAAAGAATTAGCAGAAGAAGAAGAAGCTCCTGTTGAAGAAGTAAAAGAGGAAGATGTATTAGTTGTGTCCATGGAAGATGTACAAGCTATGATCGATGCTCTTAGAGCTGAATTAGAAGGTAAACTTTCCGAAGTTGTTGGAATGAATGCTGAACTAAAAGAAGAAGTTGTAGTATTATCTAAGCAAGATTCAAGCCCTGCTATAGTATCTGCACCTACTCAGATGTCAAGTCATGAGAGAATTATGGCTAGAATCAAATCAAACAAATAAAAATTAATATTAATAGTAAACTAAATTTAAAATTATGGCTATAACTAGCAACTACGCAGGACAAAAAGCAACTGAAATAATGTTGGCTGCAATTAAAGAAGAAGATACTCTAAGATTAGGGTTGATCAATGTTGTACCTAACGTAGGATACAAATTAAACTTAAGAAACTTAGATGTAACTTTAGGTGTTGTGGATTTCTCTTGTGGAACTACTCCTGCTACTGATGCAATTAACTACTCTGAAAAAGTTTTAGAACTTACTAAATTCAAAAATGAGTTTGAAGTATGTAAGGAAGATTTTAGACCAACTTGGTCAGGTGAGGATATGGGAGCTTCAGCATGGAACGATCAGAGTGCGTCTGATATCTCTGATGCTATCGTTACTGATACTGCTGCTAAATTAGGTGAGTGGTTCGAAAACCAAATTTGGAATGGTGCAGGTACTGCTAACCAAATGAATGGTCTTGCAACTCAATTTGCTGCTGATGGTGATGTAATCAAAGCAGGTAATGGTATTACTGCAATTGGTGCAGCTATCGACAAATCTAACGTATTAGCTGCTTTTGATGCTGCTACTGAAGCAATTCCAAGAGCGTTAAGACGTAAGGATGTAAACTTTATCGTTTCTCCTGATGTTGCTGACGCTTACACTAAAGCTCTTATCGAAAGCGGTATCGCAGTAGGTTTAGGTGGAGATGCTAACACACAATTAGTTTATGGACGTTACAATGTACAGTCTGTAAATGGTTTAGCTGATAACTCTATCGTTATATTTGAAAAATCAAACATTACTTTCGGAACAGGTTTAGCTAACGATGCTGATTCTATTCGTGTTAAGGATATGGATGAGGTTGACATGAGCGGAAACGTTTTATACAAGTCTGTATTTGGTGGTGCAGTAGGTTACTCTTACGGTTCTGAAATCGTTTGGTTACTTTCTACAGTAGCTTAATACTGAAAACAAATAGGGAGGTGTAAAAGCCTCCTTATATTATTAACTTTTAAATATAAAAAAATATGCCTTGTTTAATAACAAGCTCACGAGCTAAAGCGTGTAAGGATGGACTAGGAGGTCAATCAACGCTTTACCTTTATAATAGCTTAGAAGATGCTTTTACTGTATTAAACGGAGAAGCAACTGCAATGAATGTTGCATTAACGGCTGCTTACGCTTATCCTTTAGAGGGTGATGGTAACACGTTAGAGCAAAACATGGTTTCTGATAGAAATACAGGAACTAGAGTTAATACTCAAACTTTAACAATAGTGTTAAAGAATATGGACGCAGCTACAAATGCTGAATTCAATTTACTAGCAGCAGGATATCCTCAAGCGGTAGTAGTAGACAGAAATGGTAACTACATCGCTCTTGGACTTGATGATGGAATTGATTTCACTGTAGTAAGTTCAA